ACGTAAATCCAAATATCTATAATAAATAGGCTTTCTACCTCCGTCAGCATTCTCATAATATTGACCTGTTAAATGTTCTTCACCGTCTGCTATTATAGTAGAATTTGTTAAAGTATCTATTTGAGATTGTAATTTTTTGATTTCTCCTTCAAATTTCTCATTTAATTTACTACCTAATTCCTGAAGATTGGAAGCTCCTAAACTGATAGAGTCATCAAAAGCTATGTTTTCAGCTTGTAAGGTTTTTATAAGTGTATCTAATGCTGTTATAGCTTCTTGAACATTAGAAGCACTAATACTGATAGAATCATCAAAAGCTATATCAGAAGCAGTAAGAGCCTCTATTTTACTTATCAATTCTTCTTTTAAAGCAGTATCAGCATCGCCGTAAAGTTTTCTTATAGCCTGAAGCCATTGAGTAGTATCTTCACTGCTAGGTGTAAACCCTGCCGCTTTAACTAAAGCCTCACTTTCATCTCCAAGCTGATTTAATATCATTGCATATATTACAGCTCCGAATATTCCAGCATTTGTATTTCTGTCTAAAAATCTTCCTGTAGGATCTGTCCCTTTATTTTCTGGTATAAAAAAATTAGCCATCTATTTATACTCCTTCATTATTTAATTCTTCTTCTAAAATATCATCAAAGTTTCCTGTTCTTGCTGCTCCGCATACACCAATACCGCATACTCCATATCTTCCGTAATCGATATATTCTTCATCATCTAAAGAAAATCCGCACACAGCTTCTCCACAAATAGCATCTCCGCATACAGCAAATTGTCCATAATCTTCTACTATATTTACAAATAAATTCCTCACTATATAAGCAGGGTATGTCTTCTCTAAAAAATCTATTAACTGCAATTCTTCATTTTTAGTATCAAGCTGTCCTGTTATTGTTACTGTTTTATAAGTAGTTTTATCAAAAACTATTTCTATTTTAGGATAGCGTGCTTTTACTATATTTGTTAAATATTCTATATTGCTTCCGCCATAGGCATTCGCATAAACAGCTATTAAGTTTTTATTGCTTATATCATCACCTGTATCTTCTATTCCATATTGTTCAAGCCATTCTTTTATAGTATCTTCTGCCGTATATGGTATGTTTTCTCTCACAAATCCATCAATATATTCTTTTAATTTAGCAAACTCTAAGCATATTATTTTTAATACCTTTCTTATATTCTCTCCGAAGTTCCATAATCTCCCTATAGGAAGCAGAGATACTAATACAGAATAAAAAAACATTATCTTATTATTCATAAGACACAGTTCCTAATTTTGCTAATTCGCTTAATTTCAAAGTATATGGTATTGCCTTTGCAGGAAGTTCTTCAATAGTAATTTTTGTTATAAGCAAATCTTTAATATCCGCACTTGATAAAGCCATTGATATTAAAGTAGATGAGCTTATAAGATTATCCGCTTCTTCCTGATTCGTATACTGTTTAGGTCTTTTCTTTCTTAAATATGTATTCCAAACATCTTCTAATTTTTTTTTAGAAGCCTCAGAATAAGGAGATAAGTTTTTCACTGTAATATTTATAGATAATTCTTTAGGCGGATAAACTTCTATTAAACAAGGAGGTCTTCTCTTATCATCTGATAAATAATTCAAAACTTCCTGTATTTTTTCTTCATCAGGTATTCTGCTTCCTGTTTTTTCATCTGCTATAGGATAAACCTTTACAGGATCATTAACTTTTTGAACAGGTATAATCATAGCACCTACTATTTCAGGCACTTCCAAAGTCCAAGCTATAAAATCAGGTACTGCTCCGCCTTGAGGTCTAGTTCTTTCAAATACTTGTATTCTATTTCTAAAAGATTCAACATCTTCCTCATTTTCTCCGTTTTCTACTGTTTTTATTACAATAACTGAAGAATTAACATCTGCTATAGGGCTTATAAAGTCCAATATATCATTAGCTTGTAAAACAGTAGAATTACCTATAATAGTTGCTGTAGCTTCAACTTCTGCCTCACCGCCTACATCTAAATCAGCTTTGATATTTGTTAAATAAATATAATCATTTTTTATTAACTGAGTATTTTGAGGTATAGATATTCCTTCTTTACCTGTAATTCTTATTAATATAATAGTGTATTTTCCTTTCTTTCTATATATTCCATACTGCTGTCCTCTTAATTCTAAAGAGTTTAAATCAGCAGTAGCTGTAAAAATCTGTCTGTATTTATCGCGGGCATATTCATATAAACTTCTTAAAACTCCTGCTATAGCCGTAAATAAAATATTCCATACACTTCTTTCAAGCATTGTACTATCAGCTTTATTTGAATATATTTCCGTATTGACAGCAGAGAGCATATTATTTTTTATATCTTTTATAGGAGGTATTGATTTCATACACTATATTCCCAATACATATCTTCTTTAGTACCATTATTTTTTATAATAGAAATATTATTTGAATATTTTTTATCATTTGTAATAATTGTATTTACTTTTACTTCATCAGCATAATTCTGATCTTTCAAATATTGTAAGGATTCAGTAAGTATAGATTCTAACTTTTTTCTGCCATTAGATGATACTTCTGTAATTGTTTCTATATCAGAGCCTATTTTATTTTCATCTCCTAAAATATAATTTCCCCACCAATTTGTATTACTAAATACTGTAACATTAGCACTCATTCCTAAGCTAGGATCGCATGCAAAATTATTAGATAATATTATTATATCAGAGCCATTTTCTGTTATCTCTAATAAAATATCTCCAAAATTATATTTAGGTCTGTTATCAGACATTTAGTAATCCTTATTAATATTTTAATATTAGTATGAATTACTTTTACACTATGAACAAGGAAAATAGATTAGTAAAATATAATTTATCCGCCTGTTTTTATAGTTTTTGTTTCGCTGCTTGAAATATCTAAATTAGCAGTAGACAATGCTATTGACGGAGCAGTTTCCAAAGGAGACGGAGAAGGAGGAGCTGTATAACTATGAGTATGAGTTTTTATAGTATTCCATAATTGCTGTAAAGCTAAATCAAGTTCTTTATAGGTAACAAATGATTTATTTTCTCCGTTTAATTTTATTTTTTCTCCTTCAAGTTCTATATTTCCATCATTTAATAATTTTATTTTTGCTTTAATCTGTCCATTATTATCAGTAGAATATAAAGCACATTCTCCTGCTTTTAATGATAAATCAATAATATCTTCAAAGGCAATTATTATTTCATAATTAGTATTTATCTTTGTTATATATCCTTTAGCATTATCTATAGGTATGGAAGTAAAACCTGAAGGCTGAAGTATTTGTGCTTCAGAAATTTTTCCTCCTATACTTTCAACTTTTACAAAAGGTATATTTTTTTTCTTAAATATGCCGGAAACTAATTTACCAAATATTCCCATTTTATTATCCTATATTAAAAGTATTTTCAGGACATAATTTTATTATAGAAAAATATCCGTGTTTTGAAGTATATATAAGATTTAATACTTCTATGATATATCTCTTTTTTTCTAATAAAAACTTTTTAGGAAGCTCTAATGATACTATTTTACCTGTATCTAAAATATTATTATTATCATCAAGCCAGCTTTTATAATTTATGAATATCTGAGATGACATCATTCTATCATAAGCTCTGTCCCTGCTTGCTATATTTATTAATTCTTCTATAGTTTCGCCTATACAATATTTTACATCTGTTTTATTTAAATATTTGTTAATATCTGAATCTTTTATAGTATGAGATATACTTATATTTTCTATATTCTGTCCGTATCTTATATATTCGCTTTTTCTAACATCGCCTCTTAAATCTATTTTAGCATCAAAAACATTATTACTATTTAATATGAGTATAGGTTTTGTATTTATACCTGCGATATTTTTTCCCAATTCTATTTCAGAATTAAAATTAACATTTATTAATGGTACAAATGATTTTATAGAAGTTCTTGAAATCTGCCTCATTATTTGATTAAAAAAACTTTCATTATGTATAAACTCCATATAAGAAAGTTTTTTAGTATCTCCTGCCTGCTGTTTAGTTTTCAAATTATATTGAGAGCATACGGTATTTAATACTTGTCCTATAGTTGTTTCTTTAAAAATATAATCATTCATTTTTATATTATCATTACAGAAACAAGATGATAAAGTTCTTCCCTTAAAAATATAACTATCTCTGTTAGTCAAAGACTGCCAATTTTCTATTTTTCCTTCAAATATAATAGTATCATTAAAATATACTTTACATTTCTGATATATAAAAGGAGTAAAAATTTCTTTTAATGTTTCTCCATAAGGCATATTAATAATAATACTATTAGATATAGACTTTATATCATAATTTAATTCAATAGAATTGAAAACTGCTATTTCTTTATTATTAATAATTAATTTAATCATAATTTATCTAAAATAATAAACTTTTCTGCCTTTATTCATCATAAGAAGTTCATTTCCTGTGATATTATTATCAGATATAAATTTATCTATAAATTCATCATCTACTGTATTATAAAGCTCAGCAACCAAATCAATCATATTTCTGTTTCTGTTTAATGTATATTCCATTTTTATAGGAAGTTCGCTTATATTCTGTATTAAATATTTTCTTGATAAGTCAAAAGATTTTATAAGTTCATTTTTAGCACTAGTGTTTATTACATATTCTTCTCCTGCTTTATAATTTTCTACAGGATCAGCACCGATAATGCCTTCTATAGTTTCAAGGCTAGCTAATATTTTATTTTCATATTCTAATAATTTATTTTCAACATAAAGAGATTGATTTTTATCTTCTAAATTTCCATAAGCTATAGATAAAGTCATTGAAGCACCGGACATAATTAAAAAAGCCTCTTTTATAGCTTTCTGTGAATAATTATAAGCATTATTTTGTATTATAGTATCTATCAATACCGCATATCCATTAACTTTATTAGCTATATTTAATGATAATTGGGCAGGTATTTTTAATACTCTATTTATTGCTATAACAGCATCTAAAGGCTTATTTATATAATCATTTAATGCCTGATTTATTTCATTTTGAATGATAGAAGAAATATCATTAACTAAATTAGCAGAATTAATAATACCATCCATTACTTTTGTAAAAACATTCAAATCTTCTTTTAATATAAGAGCCTGATAATTAGTATTAGCATCAGGACAGCCGCCTAATCCTGAACATTGATTTTTATTATTTGTATTGCTCATTTTTATTACCTATATCTATTTTATAAAATTATTCTAATTTAATTTCAGCTTCAATACCTGCTTCTGTTATATCCTTTTCTCCATATACTTTCTGATAGCATAAAGGACATATTTGTTCTAATAAACTTCTCACAGTTACAGAGTTCTGACTATCAATAGTATCTTTATTAATTCCGCCTTGAGGAATTACTCCATATTTATCAACCACTACAAATGTTACAGTGAGTTTCGCCATACCTATATCTTTAGTAAAGCCTACTATTTCTTTAACATCAGTAACTACAACTTTTAAAGGCTTAGGGTATAAAGGATGTTTTAATATAGCAGGTTTTGACTCTGTAGGTTTTTGTAATAATAATTCTCTAAATAAATAAGCCTGTTCATAACAGCTAGCAGTTTCATCAATATTTTGTGCTGAATCAGGATTATTTAATAATTCTTCTAATAATTGCTGACTTTCTGAAACTGTTTTTTTCTTATCAAAAAATAAAAAGTTGCAAACAATCTTTGTAGCCTCTTTTCCATTATCCTGGGCATAAGTGATATTATTTACTGTATCAATTGTAACTTTTCTTTTGAAAGAAAAATTACCTTCATCTATAATAAGACCTGTTATCTCTTTTAATTCTTTTCCGCTGCTGTCTTTTCCAGCTTCAGGAGGCTGAAAAGAACAAGGTTTTAATTTATCTAATATACTCATTGTAAAATAACTCCGTTAGGCAATATTCCTACATTAGGCACAAAATAAGTTTCGCTTTCTACTGTAGTATTAGGATCATTCGTATTTATATTATTAGTGTTATTTACAGTCAGCTTCATATTTTCTCTCATTTCCTTTTTATCTTTTTCTTCTTCTTTTTTCTTTTCTTCCTGAAATCCTGCTCTTCTGTCAAGTTCTTTTTGAATACTTTCAGAGAATCCTGTTATTTTTTTGAAAATATCTCCTATAAAACCCAATTTTTCTTTTGCCCAATCAGGAAGCATCTCAGTTATTTTTTCTATCAATAAATGAATCAAATGTCCTATTATTCCAAAAACTGAATAAAACATATTCATAAAGAAATCAAGAATTAATTTTCCTAATGCTATTAATATACCCAATAAATCACCTTGAAAAAATGCTCTTAATACATTAGCAAAGTTTTGTATAGCTGTACCAAACCAAGAGAATAATCCTCCTAATTCTTTTAATCTATCAGCTATATTGTATAAAAAACCTGTAAAGCCGTCTACAAATTTTCTAAACCATTCAAATCTTTTATATAACTGTCCGAATACTAAAGATAAAGCGGCTATAGCAACTATAACAATTCCTACAGTACCAGCAATTCCAGCTAATGCTCCTTTTACAGCATAAAATAATCCACTGAAAACTGTACTAAATTTAGATATTATTACTGAAAATGGGGATAAAATAGCATTGAATATTGGAGATAATAAAGATAATTTAGAAGCTAATAAACCTATTGTATTTATAATACCGCCAAATATAGATAATAAACCTTGTCCAAGTGAAATTATTTTTATGAATACAAAAGCAAGCGGAGCAAAAAAAGCCAATACTCCTGCTAAAAATCCAACTATTTTTAGTGCTTTTAATTGTTTTAATATATTTAGTATAAATATAAATGATTGAAATGCAAATTTTACCCCATTTATAAAAGCAGCAATAACATCTATAAAATCATAAAAAAGAGAAGTTCCATTCTCCAAGTTTTCAAGTATTTTATCAAGCCAATCCCAATTTTTAGGAATTAAAACATCTAATATTTTATTAAAAGCCTTCCATATATTTTCTACAGCTTTTGTATCTGTAACATATTTAACTATATTTCCTAATTCAAGCTGTTCAATAATCATTGCTTTTTCATTATTGCTTATATCTGTTCTGTTACGAAGCCTTTCAATATCTTCAGTTTTTGAATAATTTTCAGGTCTGAAATATTCTACCTTCGGAGCTAAATAAGAATTTATTTTTCCACGCATTACTTCTAATAAAGGATTAAATCCTACCATTAAAGCTCTTGTAAGAAACGGAGTTATTACTTGTCCTATACTGCCAAGAACTAAATCAAACTTTTCAGCAAATTGCTGAGATTGTCCTTCAAATGTTGCTGTAAGTTTTTCCATAGCCTTATAAAACTCTCCGCCTTTATCAGTTAGATTGTTTACAGCTGCTATAAGATGTTCTCCTGTTACCCTTCCAGCCTGCATTTCTTTAGCTAAATCAACTTCTGATATTCCCATAGTTTTTGCTAATGCTTTATAAATAGGAATATTACCTTTAAAAACAAATCTGTCTAAATGTTCTCTAGTTACTCTATTTTCTGCAACTATTCTGCCGTATCCCATAGCTAAAGATTCAAGAACCTCATCTCTGCCTTTTGATAAATCTCCAAGCCTCTGTAATGTGTCCATTATTTTATCTTCTTCTATTCCATAAGATAAAAGCACATTAGCAGAATTTACTAAAGGTTTTGCTGTAAGAGGGCTGTTTGCTGCCATATCTCTTATTTTTGTAAGCAAATTATCAGCTTTTTCTATATCCCCATTTAGAGCAGTTGTCATATTAGCTAAGGCGGTTTCTGTCCAAGCAAAGGCATCTACCATTTGTTTTGTAACGGCAATAATCCCTGTTGCTGCTATAGAAGTTTTTATGAACATATCCTGCATATATCTGTCAGCATAATAAATTTGCTGCTGAAGTTTGTTCATACCCGTAGTCATTCTGCTTACAGGTCTTGTAAGTCTGTCTATAGCGGAAAATATTACAGCAACATTTAATACATCGCTTCCTATTGCCATTGAAAATACCTCATTTAGTTTGTTCTTTTGCTTTTTCCATAGCTTGTTTTTCTTCCTCAGCAATATAATTAGCCCATCTCAGGCATTCAGTAATTTCACTGTTAGTCATATTCTTTATTTCGTTATAAGAAAAATGAAAAGTTTTAGCTATAATAGCCTGAGATTTTGCTATTGCACTTAATTCTTTAGCTGGGTATATTATTTTTTAATCCGCCTGTTAAAAATACAGATACTCCGTCTAAATAATGAGTATCTCTTACTTGTAAAATATCTATAAAAGACTGATATTTTATTGGTAAAACACATTTTTTTATTATATCATTAGATGTACGGAATGGAGTTACCTTATTATTTTCTAATGTTATACTGTTTAAATCTTTGGCTTTAGGTTCAAACATATCTATTTCTTCAATATTTTGTTCAGAACCATAATTATATTTTTTTGAAAGTTTTATCTTGAAATATTTATCTCCATCTTCATTTTGCATAATTGTAATATAACCTTTCATAAGTCCATTAAGTATAGAATTTACAACTACTCTAGGATTGCCTACAAAGTTGTCTAATACTAATTCATCGCCTTGATACAATTCTTGATAAAATTCTCCTAATTCTTTTAATGCCATTTCTTTTTCCATTACTATATTCATGATAAACTCCTATTGTTGTTTCTCCGAAAAAAATTGCTAGCTTTGCGTGCTGTAAGCAATAGGATATATACAATAAATTGCAACCCAAAGGGCAATTTTTTACGGCTATTGTTGTTATATTATTTTATAATTCTTAATAAAATTAAATTAAAAATATTTATCTGCTGCCTGTTTTATTTTATCAGCCAAAGTGTTTTTCTTCTGCATTAAAATAAAACTATCTCCTGCCATTGATATTTTAGCAGTTCTTTCCATAGCATCTGTTTCTAAGCCTCCTATCATATATAAATCTCCAATATATGCTAAATCTCCTGCAATTTCTAAAATAACATGAACTATCATTTTATAGTCTAATATTAACTGCAGTATTCGCTCTGTTTTAGGAGTAAGAACAACTTCAAGATTATTAAAGCCTGCTGTAACTATATCTGAAACAGGAAAATTTCTAACTCCTAAATCAGATACAGTTTTATAGGTTTTATTCTCTATAGGATATTTGCTTATTGTAGGTATAATATCACAGCTGCTTCCTGTTTTTACAGCAATATCATAATGTGCTATAGAAAGATTCACTATATCGCCTGCATGTATAACAGTCATATTATATTCCTAAAACTTTACATTCTTGCAAATCTATTGCCAAGTAAATCAACTTCAGTTTTATGATCTTTTGAGCCCATTTGAGGAGAACCTGATATAACTAATTCTCCCTCAAAGCTAGTACCGCTTGTTAAAGTTAATATAACTTTATAAGCTCCGCCTGAATCTCTCATATCAGCAAAATGTTCTATTAAATCTTCTCTTATTGCTATTGTAATACCATAAATACCAGCCTTTTCTCTTTTACCATAACTAATTATAGTATTTGCTGTACATTGAGTAACGTCATTACTTCTAGCATCTCTATTTTTAACAGTAAATACTATTTTACATTCGGTTTCTTCAGGTATAGGATATTCAATACCATCTATAGTTAACACTTGAATATCTCCGCCTCTTATAACTTGTGTATTCATAATTTCTCCTTATATTTTATAATTGTAAAGTCCAATCAATATTAAACTTGATTTGATTAAGAGGACTTGTAAAGTAAAGAAGCATAGACAATACAAGTTTGCCTGCTACTGATGTATCAATATTAGCACTTAATCCTTCTATTGAAGATGAAGCATTATTTAAAATTCCTCTGCTTTCCCAGCTTCTAATCAATGTTATTACATCTGCTTTTGCTGTTATAGGTTTAACCGCATTCACATTAGGGCTTGGTGTAGATTCATCGCTTACTAGTACAGCCTGATAATATGGTGCTTTTGAAAATGTAGTTTTTAATTCATACTGAATAAGCTGTATTTTTGCTATAGTCTGTATAAAAGAAAAAGCATCGCTCTCTGAACCATCATCAGCTTTTTTGAAAGTAGTTCTAGTATTTTCAAATAAAACTTCTCCAAACTCATTATATATTACAGTACAGCCTCCTGCAGAAACTATTTCATCTTTAGCTTCATAATTTCTATATGGAGATACGCCTTGTAATATTCCGTCTATAGCTCCGTCTAATTGTGTTGCTGTGCTTACTGCCAAACTATTTTCTATAGTTCTTGCAGTTAGAGCTGCTATCATATATGGAGGTGTAGGAGATTTCTCTGCCCAAAAAGCACAGAAATATTTATCATTTCTAGCTTCTATAAAAGACATATAATCTGATTTTTGACTATTAAATCCGCCTATAGCATAAAAGCCTTTATTTTCTGTTTCTGAAAATAATTCTTCGGCTCTTTCCATAAGCAAATCTAAATTAGTTTTATCAGTGAAAGCAGTTACTATACAAGTATAATGCTCGCTTCCGAAATTAGACAAAACTTTTTCTAACGAAACTTCTCCAGCACCGCCTGAGAAAGTTCCTAAAGTTACAGTTATTCCTTGAGGATTACTTGAAAGCTCATCTTCTGTGAGATTCTGTGCCAATGTTATATCATTAGCAGTATTGCCTTTCCATTTTGATGTTAAAGTTACTTTACCTGTTCCGTCTGATGCTTTTACAGGTAAGTTTATCTGAGAAGATATTTTTTTTATGATATTAGCATGTATAGTATCGGCATTTTCTCCTGTTTTTACCACTACTGATACTTTTTCTCCGCCTATATAAATTGAAAGTGTGCCATTAGATGATGCTTCGCCTGTTACAGTTATATCAGCTGTTGCCTCAGCAGCACTTTCATCTTCAGAAACAGCAGCAGCATATAATTCAAAAGCATTATTACTGCTGTTATTTACTCCATTAATCATTTGATGTAAGGCAGAACCTATACCAAAAGAATCTATAACTTTTTTACCTTTAATTTTTATAGGCATATCTTTCTTACATAAGGCATCACTAGAAGCACTTCCTATAAGTAATAATTTTCTAGGTATTTCAGATATACTAAGATTAGGATTTTTATTATTAGTATCTACCGCTGTTATTCTTGCTTTGCTTCCATTAGTTAAACTTCCCATAATTACCTCCTTTATTCTTTAATCATTAAACTTGCTATATTCATATTTGATAATACTTCTTTTAATTCTATATAATTATTAGAATCTGTAGGATAATAAGGCACATCAACAACAAAATACTGCCTTTGACAAGCAACAGATATTTCAAACTCATTAGGGTCTAAAAGATTTTCACATTTAAGCCATCTAAAATTAGAAGTAAAAGGTATATTTTTACCGTCATTGTTTTTTATAGTAGGATTTTTTGTTTTATAATCCTGTAAAGCACTTCTTACCCAATTAGAATACATTAATCCCACTTTATAAGATAATTCATCTTGATTATCTGCTTTTATATATTCACTTTCTTTTTTATAAGCTGTATAAACATCTGCTAAAAATACTAAAGTATCTTGTTTATACTGATTAGTATTTCCTATTTTACTTCTTTCTATCTCATTCATATATAATGATATGACAGCAGGGTGTCTATCTAACTTATTCATTAAATTACTAGGACGGCTTGCATTAAGTATTAAAGGTTTATCTTCTTCTTTAAGTGTATCAGAAAAAGCCTCTAATACTTTTATATAATAATTTTCCAGCAAATTAAATACAGGTACTTTTAATTTTAAACTAGACATTTTTATATCCTTTTCTTATCCCTATCTTTATAATAAATACTATTGTAGACATCGTATCTGAAGGATAATTTTCAGAAATAAAGCCTCTCATTTTTTCACCGCTTGCATTTATCCAAGATACTTCTACCTTATCAAAATCTTTAGGGTTTAATGTAAAATCATCTTTTCTTACAGTAATACGATGTTCAGGTGCAGCTATAAGTACATTTTCAAGAGGCGTATAATTAAGAGTTTTTTTATTCACTATGGCTTTTATGGTGATAGGTAATTTTTCCCTATCAGAAGTATCTGTAAAAGTAACTAGAGTATTTTCATTCATTATATGAGATAAATCCTGATTAACTCTATCTATTAAAGTTAAATCTTTTTTTTCCATATCTTCCACAGTTTTCCTAAATCTTAATTAATGCCTCTTAAAAATTATTTTTTTGCTTTACTCTGTTTAGCAGATTTTTGAATTACCTCTGCTTGCTGATTCTGCTCTATATTTTCTTCCTGACTTTCTTCTTTGTTTGCTTCCTGATTTTGTTCTTTATCTACTTCTTCTTGACTTTCTTCTTTGATTGTTTCTTGACTCTGCTCTGTATTTTCCTCCTGACTCTCTTCCTTATTTGCTTCCTGATTCTGTTCTTTATTTACTTCTTCTTGATTTTCTTCTCTGCTTGTTTCTTGGCTCTGCTCTTTGTTTTCTTCCTGACTTTCTTCTTGATTTACTCCTTCTTGACTTTCCTCTTTATCTTCTTTTACTTCTTTAATTCTTCCATCTTTAAGAAGTATATCCAATACATTATTTTTTCTATAATTTTCTATAATATTTTCAGGTATTTCTTCTCCTTCTGTAATCATTCTAGGAGAAGAATTTTTACTGTCCATTATAGAGTTTTGTCCTACTACATATTTTGGCATTATAATCCTCCTTAAATTATGCTACTGCTTTTATTGTTCCTATTCTGTCCATAGAGTTTATAAGTGGAGAACCGCAATACCAAACTATCATCTCTATATCAGTTTTTCTGCTTTCTATAGTTACAACATATTCTCCTATCTCTAAATACTGATAATTAGCATTAGCCTGAGGTTTAAGTACAGCAGGTTTTCCTAAACCTAATTGTAAAGGTGCTCCTTTAGCCATTATCAATACTTCTTTGCTAGGGAATAATTCTTCTGAACCTGTTCTCAAACCATCAGCATCAACAGTATCATAAAGATTATTATACTGTTTTATAGTTATAGTGTTTTGACGAGTTGTTTTAAATGATGTCCAAGATGATATGCCTACAGGGTCAGGAGTTTCGGCTTGAAGTATAGGCTGAACTTCTCCAACAGTTAAAAGTTTGATTTGTTTCTGTACCTTTTCATTATCAACAAAATAATTAAAAGCATCTGTTCCCATATATACATCGAAGTTATTTACTCCGCCGTCTTTAAAAAGTAAAGTACACATTGTAACTAAATCTTTCATAGGGTCAGCATCTGCAGTATCCCAAGTATTAGCAGGAGTTGTTATATGAGTTGCATCACCTGGGAAAGTCAATATTTCAGTACCATCTTTAGAAACTATCTTTCCTGTAGTAAGTGCCTCAATAGCAGATTTTTCATTTCTTCTTCTTATAGCTTCTATAGCTTCATGTAATGCTTCCTGCAAAACCATACCAGCTATGTGTTTTTCTTGATAATAATAAGGCTCTTTAGCCATTCTTTTCTCAAGAGTTTCTGGTGTTAATATATAAGTTTCTTTTATATCAGGCAATTTATAAGATTCTATAGTTTCTGAACTAAGATTAAAAGGATCTGGTATTTCCTCTCTTGTTTTAGAATAATCAGACATTCTTTTTATTTTAAGTTTAGTTGATAAATCTATAACATTACCGTTATAATTCCTATTTACACTGGATTTTTTAAACATATCATAAAAATAAGAATTAAACTGAGCTACACCTACGCCTTGATCATACATTTGACCAAGTTTTGCAAATCCATTAAATACTGAACCGTAAAAATCAGATAATCTAGGCATTTATTTTCTCCTTATTACAAATTAATCTTTCAAATAATTATCAAAGTTTTGGAAATTAACTATACGGAATTTAGTATTAAGCCAGCCTGATATTTGACAGCCGTTTACAGCAGTTGTGAGTTTATCTCCGCTTTTATTTAATACTATTTTTCCTGCGTTAATCTTTCCGCTTGAAACTACAGATACAGTTTTATCTTTATCTGCAGTAACCTCATTTTCTAAAAGTATATACAAGTCATAATTAACTTTTGCTTCTGTATCGCTTGAAAATACTTTTAATTTCCCTGTTGTATCGTCCATTACCAATACTGTACCTTTTACATATTTAGCACTTGAAGCCTCTGCTAATGTTAATCTTGCAGTAGTATATTCTCCTACAAGTAACTCAGGTGTTCTCTGTGTTCTGAAATTAGGCATTTTTTACCTCCTCATTTAATTGGTAAATTCCTTTTTCAATAGCATTCCTTTGCATAGCTTCTAAAACATCATCTTTTTCTTCCGCTTTCTTTTCATCATTGTTCATTTTGCTTGAAATATCAGGATTTATAGCATTAGTATTTCTTCCTGCTAATTCTTCCAATTTATCTTTTGCTATTGACTGCTCTTTATTTTTATTTCTTTCTTCTTCAAGCTGTGCTTTTAAGGCATCATTTTCTTTTTTTAATTCTTCCTGACTATTTTTTAAAGAACTGTTTTCTGCTTTAATATCTTCCATATCTTTTTTTATATCTTCTATTTGTGCTTTCAATGGATTTACAGCATTAGAAACAGTTTCGCCTATAGCTTTTAATAATTCTTCTTGATCCATTTAATACTCCTATAATTTTTATTTTTATATTATTCCAATAGCTTTATTAACTGTTTCCGTTAATGCTGCTTTTGAAATATCATAGCTTTTATCAATATTAAAATAATCATTAATTTCTAAGTTTAGATTTATTCCATCTATCAATCCTAATTTTAAAGCCTCATTGCTTCTAAAAGCTCCGCCTTTTAATGCCTCTTTATCTATATTTCTTTTTTGTGTAATATCTCTTACAAAAATTGAATAAATATCATCAAGCATATTTTGAGTTTTTTCTCTGTCTTTCTCATCTCTTAAATCTGAATATTTATTTTTACTTTCTCTGTTAGTAAGAACTACAGTATCATTGTCATAATATCTGCTTGTTAATACTCCTATACTTCCAAAATATGCTAATTCTGAAGTTGCTATAATTTTATCGCAGGCACTTGCTAACCAATAGGCAGCAGAACAGCAGCAATTATCAACAACAGCAATAGTATTATTTAATTCTGATACTGCTTTATAAATCTCTGTATTTCTGTATACGCTTCCGCCCGGTGAATCTATATAAAAAACTGTACCTTTTATATTTTTATCCGCTTTAATCTTATCAACTATATTGAATAAATTTCCTATAGAATCAGAAAACATATAAGGATACATTATTCCAAATACTTTTATCACTGCTACATTATTATTAATTTCAAAAGTGTTTCCTTCTATATTTAATCTTTTATTTCCTAAATATTGATTAGCAAACATATTATCAAGCAGCATCATTTTCTTCTCCTAAAGTATTATTATTCACATTATTATTTTGAGTTCCTAAATTAATATTTAAATCTTTAGCAATTCTATTTTCTTCTGATAAGTTAGCAGCATTATTTTTGAAGTTATTACCATAAAGTCTGTTTGATGCTTCGCTTCTTGATATTAAGCCGTTATCTATAGCTGTAACTAAAGCATTTACTTCTTTTAATGGATCTAAATTAGGTATTGCACTTCCTGTCCAAGTATGATTAAGCCAAGCAAGTCTTTTATTGCTATCTTCAAGGAAATAAGGAAGATCTAAATCTCCGCTGTAAACAAGCTCTGTTATTAAAGTTTTATAATAAGGACTAGCAAAATTATAAATAAAATCATTTCTATCCTGTAATACAGTTTTCCACATCTGCTCTATAGCAGCTCTTGAGGCTGAATAATTAGAGTTATAAGAAGCCCTCAAAACTTCTTCAGGTATTCCAAAACTTGAACAAGTTGGAATTAATACTTCTTTTATAAATGAAGTTATATTCAAATTAGGTCTGTCTGAACCTATCTGTTTTAATTTCTCTCCTGCCTCTAAATGATTTAATATTATTCCTGTAGTATTCCAAATACTTAAATCGCTTTTAGGTACATCTTTAGTTTCTCTTTCTTCTCTGTTTACAGCTCCTGCAACATCATAATCAGAATAATTTTCAGTTCTTACATCTCTCTCTACAACTCCAAATATTTGACTGTTTAATTGCTGAGTTTCCAATTCTGCTATTATAGACTGATTCATTTTAGTAAACTCATGAAATAAACTTGTTGCTCTTGGTATTCCTCTTGTATCTAATATTCTATTTCTATTTGCTAAATGTATTATTTGTATCTGTCCGTTTGATGTGTATTTAGGATAATAAACTCTTTTAAATTTCAATCTATTTGGCTGTATGGAATAGCTTGAAGTATCATCAACATCATACACTGCTATATAATATCCAATATCTCTTCCGTATCTATCCTGTTTTATTCCGTCTTTACTTTCATCCCCTAATCCATAAATACATTCTGTAGGAATTACTCTTAATTTTACAGGATTTAATTTGAATTCATTTATTTGAGTTTTATGGTCATATATAACCTGTATAAAAACTTCTCCGTCTACAATAAATGTTTTGAATATTTCTCTGAACAACTGTCCTGTATGAAAATGTTCTAAAAAATCAACTTCTTTGCTTTTTAATATATTATTTACTCTATGTTCTATAGTTTTTTGATATTTTTCTCTTTGTTTTATATCATCAATACCTAAAATATCCCAATTAGGGCTAATACTTATATTTAATCCGCTTCCTATAACATAAGTAGAAAGCCAATAAACTAATGCTCTGTAATTAGGAGAATCAAATTCTGTTTGTCTGCTTCTTCTTATAAGAATATCTCTATCGAAATGTTCATAAACAAGATCGCTAAGTCCGTATTCTATTTTAGCACCGACTGAACGGTAATTACTGCCTGCTCCTGTGCCATAGTTTCCGCCGAAAAAATAGGCATTATTATTTAATTCTTCTTTAGAGGATAAAGAATTAATAGATTTAATATCTTTTACTATACCTATAATATCTTTTATTACTCCCAAGTTATGCCTCTCTTTTCACCATTTAAAAAAATTTGATACCCATTTTTTTTTAATATTACACTTATATTTTTAATATCCCATTTCCTGTAAAATACTCTAAGTAAAAAATACTCATCAAACAATAAAGTATATTTACCCTTTGAAGCATTCTTTTTAATATATAGATTAAGCAGAAACAAATAAATAATGTATCTTAATTTTGAAAATACATTTAATTTTATTTTTCTTGCTTTATCTGCTGTTATCATTCTATAGTTCCCCTTCGGTTTCCTATATTGCCTCTTATGGCATAGAACTTATTTCTAGCATATTCAGGATTTAATTTTTCTAACTGTTTTTCTAAATCTTTTTTATAATTTCTTAATTCATCTAAAGAACGGTATTTTACTCTTTGATTTCCCTGTCCATCTCCAACATCATATTCAGACATACTTATCTGTTTTTCTATCTCTTCATCAATTTTTTTTATTTTTTCTATAATTTCTTCTTCAGTATAAATTTCAGTATAAATGCTCTTTTTCATAAATGAATTATGAATTATTTTCACACTGTGAACAAGGAAAATAGTTTTCTTACTATAAAAGTTTTTTTAAAAATAAAGAAATAAAAATATGCACTATATGATGTTTACAAAATTAAATATTATGCTAATATTTAAATAAATATAATTTGGATATTTTTATGAAAAATGATAAAACTAGAATATGCCCTAAATGTAAAGAAGAAATAAAATATTGGGCTACTGTTTGTCCGCATTGCAGGAGCAAAAGTACACCTCCGAAAATTATAGGCTACGCTTTTTTAGCTGTATTAATACTTGTAATAATTTCTTTAATAAACGGAACTCTTTCTCTTAGAGATATTTTTCCAAGCAGTCAAAAAGAAGCAGATTCTGAATATCAAAAAGAAATATGGAATAAGGTTATGGTAGAGCCTGAACATTTTACAACTTTAGATATTTATCCTATAACTGAAAGTACAGGCACTGTTTATTTAACAGCTGTTATTTCAAATAAAATGGATTATCCTTTACCTGAGCTTGAAGTAAAATTCGATATTTTAGATACTAATGGAAATAAAATAGCCTATGCTATAGCTACAAATGATTTAGTGAGTTATGGTATTTGGAATTATAAAGCTATAGTATATACATATTCTAAAAAGCCTGAAACTTTTGATGTAGGTGATATAAAACTAGCTGATTATAAGTTTAAAGAAATAAAAGAGTATATAAAAATAAATTAAAATACTATTTTTTATTTTTTACTTCTTTATCATTACTTTCTTCTTTTTCAGCAAATTTATCTAAATGTTCAAACCAAGCTCCTGAAGAAGATAAATAATTCCATAATGCTTTATAATTAATATATCCTTTTTTATCTTTATGAGCTATATTATCAATATAAAAAAATGCTGCTGCTGTGCTGTAGGCAAATATATCTAATGCTTCATTTCTTTTCTGTCCTGCTCTTAATACCCAATCATATTTTACTTTTCCGCTTGGCAAATGCTTTCTTATTTTTTCCTCTGCTGTAAGCATTCTGAAAAAATCTATATTTAAATCATTAGGGAAATATGCCCATCTAGGAGGTAAAGGTTCTTCTTCTGTAAGTTCTAATGCCAAAGCACTATAAACCTCCTCTTTAGCTATATTTGAATTAATAATAAGAGAATAAGGTTTTTTATTTTCATTAGTTTCCTGCTTTCTAAATAGTTTACCTGTGCTATCTCCTTTGATAGGAAATATAATATTACCATTTACTTTAAGCTGATTATGTATATTCTCGCAGAAATCTGTTACAGTAGCAGGAATAAAGCCTTTATCAATAAAAATCATAGAAGGATAAAGGTCTAAATGCGATGATTTTATCAATATCTCAAGCAGTTTCCAACATCTGCTGTTTAGATTTGAAGTATTTCCGTCTAATCTATGATAGCCTATTAAATAACTTCTATAGCCTTCACACCATAAAAATACTCCTACTTCTATATAATTTTTCTGTATGTCAGCTGCTATATTACAGAATAAAGGTTTATAAGGAAGATTTTCTATATCTAAAGTAGATTGAGTTATCTCTCCGTATTCATTTATTCTTTCTCTTAAATAATTATCTCTATTTTTATTAAAAATATTATGATAAGGCGGTGCTTCTTCATAAGATTTATAAGTTTCTCCTAAAACAGTATTATAAAATACTTTTATATACTGATTATCACCATTTTTTTCTGCTTCTAATGCTCTTAAATATTGAGTTATTATTTTTATCCAACTTTTAAATCCTACTGGAGCATATAAAGCAGATAAATGATAGCTTCTTCTTAAAGGGTCATCTGATTTTGATGTTGGAATCCATTTAGCCTTTCCTCCATCTTCTTCTAATTGTAAAAAATAATTTTTATCAATTTCTTTCCAATGAGATCCGCAGTATTTGCATTCATAATGAACTGAAGAAGGGATTAAAAATCCTTTATCATCTAATTCATATTTCAATCTTTTAAACTCTAATATTTGAAGTTCGCCGCAGTCCTTACAAGGCACATGATAATATCTTTGATCACCCTGCAAAAATCTTTTTTCTATGAATGACTCATCAGATGACATTTTAGGAGTAGATTCTACTAATATTTTTTTTGTTAAACTAAAAGAATCTGTTCTTACTTCAGCTAAATCAATAGCATTTCCTTGTCCGCTTACATCGCTTTTAGCATCATCTGCTTCTGTAATAATTAAAACTTTTACTGAAGTAGATTTTAATTTAGATATAGTTTGTAATCCGCCTATTTCTACAAAGCCACCTTCAAACATTTTTAATGATTTTGTTTCTCCTGATTCTTTATTTTTTTTACTTTTAATTGGTGATTTAATAAGATTTCCAAATCCTGAATCGTAAATAGAACGGTTTATCCTAGAACTAAATATTTTTTCAGCAACTTCTGCAGTAGAAGCTAGAAATAGAATAGGTGCTGGAGAATTAGCAATTAAATAAATCATTAAGTTTTCATCTAGTCCAACCGTAGACCCTATCTGTGAACCTTTCATAAAATCTACATATTGGATAGGACTTCTTTCATCTAAATCTTTTAAAATGTCTTTTAAATAAGGTGTTATCTTAAAAGAATAATATCCTGGACGTGAAGTTACACTTGAACTTAATAATCTTTTACTTTCTACAAACTCAATAATATTCTTTTTTTCTCTAGGTGCTAAACATCTTAATATTATTTTTTTTACAAAAGAAATATCTTTATTATGCCATTCAATTAATTTTTCTTTTAAAATAATATCTTCTAAATTAATATTCATGTTTTATTTTTCTAACTCAGCCAATATTTTATTATTTTCTTCAACTATATAAATTAATACTTTCTTTATATCATCTTCTAAAGAATTTCTTATTTCAACTGTTAAATCTTCATCAGATACTTCTAAACTATATTTATCTTTAAATTTTACAGCTAAGGAACTTGATATTCTTGCTGGTATAATTTCTAGGTTTGTTCTTATTGTTGTAAGTAAATTTGATAACATAGTGTCTAAAATATCTTTTTGTATCAAATTTCCACGCATTACTTCAACTTCCATCGTTTTTTTAGCAACATTAGCCACAATTTCTAAAGTTTTAACTTCATTAATGTCTAAATCTTCTTTAGCAATTCCTTGATAATTAGAAGGTTGAATAGCTTTTATTTTTTCATTTTGATTAGCTTCAATAGGATAAACAGTTGCTTTTTTTGATTTATTTTTGTTCTCTTTTTTTGAAGTAGTTTTTTCTTCTTTTTGGTCTTTTAAATGAATATTTCTTCCTAAACTCCAATTCTCCAAAGACTTTTCAGAATCTATAAGTATTTTTCCATTATCATCTTTAATATATACTATTCTGCTGTCATTTCTTTTTATGCATTGTGTTATATTAGCCTTAGAGCAGCCTACTATTTCTGAAAATTCTTTTAAACCTACATAAGTCGCCATATATTTAGTTTGCTTTCATAATTATGATTAATTAAAAAATAAAATAAATTGACACTATGAACAAGTTAACTAGTTAACTAAAAAGTTAACTTTTTTATTAATTAGTTAACTAAAATGATAATAATTTGAATGTTTCACGATATAATATTTTAGTTTTTAAGCATTTTTAATTAGATTTTTAAGTTATTTTAGCAAAAAATATACTATTTTCTTTATAAATAAGGCTAAAAAGTGTACTATAAAGGCATTATTTTTAGTGCGTTTTTAAGAGCAGAGAGGGCTTTGTTAAAAATGAATGTCTTATGGTGTATAGTCAGTTAACTATTAATTAGTTAACTTTCAAAAAAACTTTGTGAGAAAATTTTTCCGGCGGGCACAAAAGCCCACATACGCCCAAAAAATCAGTTTACAGTACCTTTTTTATATCTTCAATAGAATTATCTTCTATTATATAATTTTTATACTCGTCTTTATATCTAGCTTCTAACCCCTCACGAATTAAAGCAAGGCAAAAACTAGCAAATGAAGTATTATACGGCGTTTTTCTTTTGGAATCAATAAAATCAATTTCTTTTTTAGTTAAATTTAATGATATGTTTTTATAATCTTTAGTAGTTTTCATTGTTTACACTCCGTTTTTTTCTTATATTATATTTTAATTTTATATTTTTTCCGTGATTTTTCAAGTATTTTTTTGTTATTTTTTAATATTTTCCGTGATTTTTACTTGACTTTCCGTGAATTATAGAGTATAATATATATATAAACAATGAGAGAGAGCGGGAGGGCTTAAAAAATGAAATTCTCAAAAAACACTATAACAATTAAAAGCAAAGAATTAAAAGGGCTATACAACGCCGAAGACTACAGTATAAACAATATAACTACTATTGAGTTTAAAGAAAAAAGCATAATATTTAAAAATGAAACTAGAAAAAGAGTTATAAACACAAATAAAAAATATAACAATTACAAATTATCTTTTATAAGTGAAAAATTAATAAAAGAATTAAAAAACAATGAAGTTATAAAAATAGATGTAAACGGAAACAAATTGACAGTAAATAAAGTAATAATTAGTTGCTTAATAGACAAAGAATAATTAAAGCTATATAAACAGCTTAGGACTGTATTATATAAATATATAAACAATAGGAGGACTTAAAAAATGCTCGGTTTTTTAATAATTGCTATATTGTTGGATATTCTGACAATATTAGTAATTATCAATAATAGTAAATAATATTTGCTATTATTGGGGCTTGTATATTCGCAGTATATAAGCCCTTAAAACCTAGCCTTATTATAACAGCTTGTAAAAAAAAAGCAAGTAAAAAAATATACTTGCCGCAAATTTAAGAAAAAACTAAAAACTAAAAACTAAAAAATAAAGGGGCTTAATTATGAAAATGACTGTAACATTTGAGGATTTTATAAACGAATTCAATAACAGAGAATTATATAAAAATAACTTTTCAAGACTTGGACTCATAGCATTATTTGACTACATACAAGAAATTAAAGAAGAAACAGGCGAAGAAATTGAACTTGATATTATTGCATTGTGTTGTGATTTTGGAGAGGATACAGAAGAAGAATATAAAAGAATCTATCCAAGCGAAACCATAGACGATGAAAACGAGTATATTATATCAAAATTAGAAAACGGTAATATTTTATACAGAAAACATTAAAAATTGAAAATTAAAAAGCTAGTTATTAATTAATAATAGCTAGCTTATAGAAAGAACTAAAAAGTAAAAAATAAATAAAATGAGCCGAGCCGCCAAACAATTTAATTGTTTAGGATTATTGCCAAAGGCATGCAAAGCGGGCGAGGCGAATCAACAATAATAGGGGCTTAATTATGAAAACTATTTTAAATAAAAATACATTTATAGAGCTATTTAATTATTATTCATTAGATGCCGCATCAATTCAGGGATATAACAAAAAAATAGATAATTGTACGGCTTATGAATATTTAGGCTTTACATTAGAAGGTTTAACAAGCCTTTATAATCATTTAAAAAATAACAATGAATGTATAGATATAGAGCAATTAATAATTGAAGTAAAAGAAATAGAAAAAAAAGATTATACGGATAATTTAGAAATAATAACAAAGTTTGAAACAGAGGATAAAAAAGAAAAATATATTATAAAAAACATATAAAAGGAGGTTTAACAATGACAAACATAATAAAAAGATACATGACTTATGCAGAGTTATTTGCAATGAATTCATACACAGAACTATATAAAATAATAGATAATTCTATAACAAAAGAAATAAACAGTAAAGAAGAATTTGAAGAACTATATAAAAAAGTATGTAAAACTATAGAAGATAAAAAATTATTATTAATAGATAGGTTACAAGATTTGCATAAAATAATATATTATTATTTATATAAAAAAGCAAAAAAACAAAATCTATTAAAAACAGATTTTAATATAAATCTTAAATTTAATGGAGATTGTACAGGCAATAATATATTAAATATAGAAATACCAAAAAAATATTTTAATGAAGAAATATACGATATAAGTCTTTATACAAGTAGATTTATGAATACTGTTAAAATATCAGATTATACAAAAAGTATAATAAAATATATCGTTTGGGAAATATTTACTTTAAGATATTTTAAATTAGGTAAAAAAAGAATTAATCAAATATTACAATATTTAAATAATAAACATAATAATTATAATAATCTTTATTGTATTGAAGAATTAACAAAAAATGTTAACAAAAACTTTAAATATTTTCATAAAGGTATAAAAGAAAGTATCATTAATATATATAAAGAATATAAACATATTAATGAAAAACAATACAATATTAATATAAAAATCTCTTAAAAGTTATATAAACAACTTAAAAACATATTATATAAATCTAAAAAATTAAAGGGGCTTAATAATGATTACTTATGAAACATTAGATATAAAAACAAAAGAAATATTAAAAAAAGAAATAAATAAAATATTAAACAAGGAAGGCGTTTTATTATCATTAAATGAATATACATATACACCATTTTATTATCATTTGACACAAGAAAGCGAAATTATAAAAGATTTTTCATATCAATATAAAGCAGATGAAACTATTTTAAATATATTAGAAAAAGAATATAAACATATATTTACTAGTATGCACGCTATATTTTATAAAAACAAGCAAAAATTATATAACTTCTTAAAAAATAATTATAAAGATTTTGACAGCGAGGAAGAGAAAAGAGCAATTTTAAAGCAATTAAGATATTAAAGGCGGTAGTCTATGGATATACAAACATTTTTAAATATTAATAAAAATAATAAAAAAATATCTTTAAAGGGTAAAATAGAACTTTTTTATTATTTTGAAAGAATTATTAAAAATAGCCTTTTTGACTTAGGTATTAATTATAATGATTTAAGCAGCTATAAAGAGCAAAGTAGAAACACTTTTATGAAGCAAAATCATTTAAATGATTATAACATCGGCTTAGCTAGTAATTTAATAGCTTGCTATGATGATAAAGTATTAATAATAAAATAAAAACTAAAAAACTAAAGACTAAAAATAAAAACTAAGGAGCTTTAACTATGGAAACAATAAATAATTATATCACAATAAATACACAAAATTTGAAAGATATAAAAAATACATTTATGGAAATAATACAAGGCAAAGTAATATATAATATTGAAAGCAATGTATTATTACAGCTTGAAGGCAATATATTAAATATAGTTGCCTCAGACGGCAGTATTTTTATAGAAAAAAGAATAAAAGTAATAAATCATAATCAAGACAATTTCAAAATATGCGTATATGCTAAAATGTTTTTTAATATAATAAAAGAACATGATGCAGATTTTATAAATATATCAGTAGAAGATTATAAAATATATCCTAGACTGCATCTATTTTATAAAGGTACTTATATAAGAAAAAAAGAAGATAAATATAACAGAGAAAGAAAAATAAATACACAGCATTTAATTATAGGTATGAAGGCAGCCGAATACCCAGACAAAACTATTAATAGAAATTTTAAAGATTATATAACATTAAATAAAAAAGAACTTTTTAATATATTCAAAAAAAGTATAAATACTATTTCAAAAGATGATTTTAGAAGCCCGGCATTAAAAGGCTTATATTTTGATTTTTTAGATGATAATTCATTAAATATGGTATCCACTGACGGCAGGCAAATGGCTATTTATAAAATGAATTATGAAGGCAATAAATTAAATAATGCCGTTATACCAAGCGAGACAATAAAATCTATATTTAAAAATGTTTCTAATATAGACAAATATATTAACGATCAGGAAACTGTAAAAATATCTATCAATAATGACTATATACAGATAATAGATAATGATTATATATATACAAGTTCTTTAATAAATGGAAAATATCCGCTATATAAAAGCGTTATACCAAGCGAGGAGAATAAAAAATATAAAAAACTATATAATGTTATATTAAATAATAAACAGATGATGGAAATAAAAACAGCTATACAGAAATTGAAAAAAATAAATAAAACAAATAGTAAATGCATAGTATTAAGATTTAATAAAAATAATTTAATACTTACAGTAGGAGAATACAAAAATATAGAAAATATGTCAAATATAATTATAGATAATATAAATAGTAATATAGATTATACTTTAACTATTAATCATGACTTTTTATTAAATATTTTGTCTATGATAATAAATAAAGATAATGATAATAAATGTACACTTGAAATATATCAAAAAGATGATCCTATAAAAATAATGCATAATAATAATATATTTGTAATTATGCCGCTTGATATAGATAATATAGAAGAAATAAATAAATATTTAGAAAACTTAATATATGATATTGATATAAAAGAAACATCAGATATAAAAACAGATAAAGAAGCAGAAGAAACAAAAGCTATAAAAATAAAACAAACAAGACAGCATAGAAGATTTATTTTAAGAGAGAAAGCTAAAAAACATATAGTAAGATTTATAGATTATATTAGCAGCATAAAAATCATTGATTATAATGCTATTGAATTAATCAAATATATTGACAGTTTGAATATAACCGACGATGAGAAAATATCATTATTTAATATAAAGTATAATAATTATAAAAAACCTTATATATGGCATATTACGGATACCAAAAAAATAGATATATTGAAAACAGCGTAAAAATTATATAAATTAAGCCCTTTCCTAGCTAGTTATATATTAGCTAGCTAGGAATAATAAAAAATATTTAATATAGGAGTGTACAGGCTATGATAATAGGGACTTTAATGTGTTTTAATGTTTTATTACAATGCTTAATAGTTTTAATAGAATATTCTTTTAAGGCAGGAGCTTTTATATTTAATTTAATTAAGCATATTAAAAATAATAGAAAAGCAAATATTGACAAAGTAAATTATAATAATTTTATATATGCTTATAAAACGACCCAAAAAGATGATTATAAAAATACAAATAAAACTATTAATAATATAATGACAGAAGATAATACTATAAAAGAGGAAACTAAAAAAACATATAATTATCCAAGCCTTGACTTATTAAATGAAAGTAAAGAAACTATATCTAATGATTATATAAATATTGAAGAGATAGAAAATATATTGAAAGAATTAAAAATTAATATAATTTCAAAGGAAGTAAAAGAATCAAGAATAGCTATTAATTATATATTCAAGTATGATAATAGTATAATAAAAAGCTATACACTAAGCACACTTGAAAATAGCTTAAAATGTGCATTCGGCGATAATATAAGATTAAATAAATATTATGCCCCAAAAACATTGTCTATTGAATATATAAAGACAGATGAAAGCAGATATTTCGGATTAAAAGAAGTTATTAATGATGATGATAATTTTGAACTTCCTTTATATTTAGGCATAAACACGGATAATGAAAAATCAGCCCTAGACTTAGCAAAAGCACCGCATATGCTTATAGCAGGAGAAACCGGAAGCGGTAAAAGTGTATGCTTAGCCTCTATAATAACAAGCCTTGTATATAAGAAGACACCGGAGGAATTAGAATTAATGCTTATAGATAAGAAAAACGAATTAAGCATATTTAATGAACTTCCTCATTTGATAGATAATTCATTAAATAATGATGATGATATAATATCAGCACTAAGAAACCTTGAAGGAGAATTGAGAGAAAGAAATAATAAAATAACAAAGAAAGGAACAAGAAACATACAAGAATATAATAAAAGAGCAAGAAATAAATTTCCATATATAGTGCTTATTATAGATGAGTTACAGGACTTACTAAGCAGAGATATAAAAAAAGAAGCCGAAAGAATAATAAACACTATAGCATCTCTTGGAAGAAGTGCTGGCATTCATATAATAGCAGCCACACAAAGACCATCAGCAAAAGTAATAACAGGCGAATTAAAAGCTAACTTGCCAACAAAAATTGCTTTATCAGTTGCTAATAATACAGACAGCAGAGTAATATTAGACCATAAAGGAGCAGAAGATTTAATAGGCAACGGTGATGCTTTACTAAAAAGAAAAGAGAGTGTAAAATATGAGCATATACAAGTGCCAAATATTACTACTGAAGAGATAGAAAGAATTATAAATTATATAAATAAGTGAGCCGAAGCATATCGATAATTTATTATCGATATAATTAAAGCGTAAGCGAACACGACAATAACAGGAGTATATAATGAAAACTTTATTAAAACCTTTACTATTCATACTTATAAATATTACAGAATTATTTAAATGGATTTCTATGAAAAATGACGGAGATAGAAACACACTTTTTAAAAGATTTGTATTAAAACTTACATCAATAACAGATAAATTATATAATTTTGTGGAAGGAGAACCTGCTATAAGAAGTGTGGTAGATGCCTACTTAGATGAAGAAAATAATAAATGGTATATATATCAAGGCGATCCGGACAAATTTGAAGATGAAGAATATATGAAAGAATATAAGAAATATGCAAGAGAACACTATAAAGGCTATGATACAGATGAAGAAGTAGAAGAAGTTATGACAAAGATGTAATAAGCAATTTTTCCTTAGTTTTAGTTTTTAGTTTTTAGGCGGTGATTATGATGAGTAATTACCGCCGTTTTAATGAACTATAATTCATTGAAATAAATAATATGTAATTTATAATAAAATAAAAAGGAGCAATTATGTTGTCATGTATAAAAACAGTAAACCAAAATTATCATATAGATAAAATTAATTGGGTAGATAGTAATAACAAATTTATAGGTTTTGATACAACAATTAATTCACCTAATCCATATTATGGATATAAATATTTTAAAAAGATAGAAGAAATAAATTTTGAAGCATTAGAACAAGAAAAGAATAATGAAGAATTATTATACTTAATAGAATATGCTCCAAAAGATATAGAAAATAATTTATATTTTGGTAGATTTTTAGGAATAGTACATGATTCAAAAATAGACCAATTACATTATATAATCATCAGTATAATGAAAAATAATTTAGAAAAACCTTATGGATATTTAATATTATACAATTATCATCAAGGATTATATTGGCATAATATATATGGATGTATAGATAAAGAGATAAATACGTATATCTAAATAAATGTTTTTAGGCGGTGATTATGATGAGTAATTACCGCCGTTTTTAATGAACTATAATTCATTGATTAATATATCTTTTTGTATATACTATAGTTAGGAGTTTTTATTATGAAAAGAATAATTTCAATCGTTATAATATTAATTTTATTTATATCAGTATTGTATTCACAAAGTGAATCAGATTTTTTTAAAGCCTGCCTAAGCGGAGATATTAAAACTGTAGAAAATTACATAAATAATGGCGGTAATATAGATGCTGAAGATGAAAGCGGTTTTACAGGTTTAATGCTGTCATCAGGCAGAAAACATGAAAATATAGTGGACTTATTATTAAAACATAAAGCAAACCCTAATATTGTACATTCATCTTCAGGAGTAACAGCTTTAATATTAGCTTCTACTGTAAAAAATAATGAAAAAATATTAGAAAAATTAATTGATAACGGAGCTGATATAAATGCCTCAACTTTCGGACTTACAGCTTTAACTCAATCTTTAACACAAACCAATAACAGCAATGTATTACTTTTATTAAAAAAAGGTGCTGATCCTAATATTAATTTAAGTTTAGGAAATAATAAAACAAGTCCTTTAATATATGCAGTAGAAAATGGAAATCATCAAGTAGTTTTATCATTAATAGGAGCAGGTGCTAATATAGATTATCAGGATAATTACGGACAAACTGCTTTAATGTGGGCTTGTATGAAAAATAAAAAACAAATAGTAGAATTATTATTAGCTTCTCAGGCAGACATATATATAACAGATAAAAAAGGAAATACAGCATTAGACTTAACTAACAATGAAGAAATATTGTCTATACTAAGAAAATATTATTAATTACTTCTATCATAGTGTAAAAATCCGTATAATCATATTTATGGTTGATAAAACAATAACTGTAAAAGAACTTGTTAATAAATTAAATTCTCTTAATTCAAAATCCAATCAGACAATGGCAAAAACTTTAAATAAAATAGCTTTTAAAGCACAAAAAGAGGCTAGAAATAAAACAAAAGAAGAGTTTACAGTAAGAAATAATTATGCTATAAGCTCAATAATAGTAAAAAAAGCATCAGAACTCAATTTAAAAAGTGTAATGGGAAGTACCGCAGAATATCAAAAGTATCATGAAGAAGGTAAAAGTTTAGGTAAAAACCTATGGGGACAATCAAGCAAAATTAATCCTTTAGCAACTTTACAGGCAAGAGAAAATAGCCAAAAGAATATACTTCCAAGCCAATACAGATTTAATAGAATGGGACATATAAGACAAATAGGCGAAAAAGTAAAAAAAGGTGCAGGAAGATTCTTTATTATTAAGCCTAAAAAAGGAAAGAGGAGAAGTACTGCTATTTATGAAAGAATAGACAGAAATAATATAAGAGCTGTAAGAATATTAAAAAGAAGAGTAAAGGTAAATAAAAGACCTATTATGAAAGATAGTGCTGAAAAAGTTTTAAAAAGCAATGAAGCATTTCAAACCTTCAGCTATGAAATAAAAAAGAATTTAAAAATATAAATTATTATTATTGCTATACTCGACTCCATTATTATTTTTTTATTGTTGCTAATAAAATTACTATCTATTTATCCTTTTTTCTTACAATATAATACGGACATAATACTATCTCATCTAAATTTTCTACATTTTTATTATGACATTCTCCTTCAAAAAAATAAGGGCATTCATTCCAAATGGTACTGCAGTCTATTTTTTTATTATTATTGACCGACTCTAATAATGTTTTTCCATTAATAAGAATTTTATGCATAATTTATTTTCCTTTCTGCTATATCTATATTTTTTGATATATATTTTCTAAGTGTGGCTATAGAAACATTCAATATACAAGCTAATTCTTTTAATGAATAATCTTTATTAACATCAATTTTAGAAATATTATTTAATATAGCATTTCTTACTATGTTTTCTTTTTTATCTTTTTTATTTATGATATAATTTTTATAATCATAGCCTGACACTATTAATAATCTAGTTTTATTATGCTTTACCAATGAATAAGGAATATTAAGCATTCTTATCATATCATAAACTTGTCTTTCTGTTTTACCTATGATTTTTGAAAGCTCAGATAATTTATATTGTTTATTATCTTCTATTTGACACACAGCTTTTTTATAATTATCCATAAATAATTCCTCCTTTAATTATAATAAATGCTCGAAATTATCTTTTTCTCTCTTTTGGAGTTTGACAAATTTCACTTCATTAGACAGCTCTTTTTCTTTAATGAATACGAACCAAGCAACATCAAACCAAGGCTTATTTAAAGATTTAATGTTTTCAAAAGATGTAAACTCAACTCTTTTATCAAAAATTAGAGTTTTTATACTAAACCCTAAGTCGTTTAATTGATTAAAAAACTTATGCCTTTTTACTCCATGTAAAGACATAGTAGAAAGAAGAAAGGCAAAACCGTTTATAATATTTTTCTCTATAAGATAAATACTTTTTTCAATAAAAGCATCTTTAAGAGAATAAGGCGGATTAGTAACAACGAATACATTTGTTTTTGTAGGCATATTAAGAATATAGTTGTTTTCTTTGATAGATAATGTGTAAACATTAAAATTATATTCTCTTAATACTTTAGCAATATTAGAATTATTATTGGTATCGCAAGGCTCTAAAATATTATTGATACCATATTTTTTTAATAATTCAGCAATAGGGTACACTGCCTCAGGAGGTGTAAAATACTCATCATTTTTAGCTATAGAAGCATAAGTTTTTAATTTTATTATATTGTTATTTTTTTTATTATCATTTCCCATTGACTACCCCCAAAAAATATTTATTTTTTTCTTACACTGCTATTAATTCTATCAGGATACAAGTTTCTTCTATTTCCTTCTTTTTTATCTAAAGAAGGAAATTCAATATTTTCTATAACTTTTTTTGCCTTATCAATAAAATTTATATCAGCTTCAATATTATCCATTTCTGGTTTTAGAGAAATATCTGCTATTTTATTAATAGTGTTTATATTAGCATCAAACTTTTCACTAATATTATCTAAATTTTTTTTTTGCCGACTCTACTATACTATCTATCTTTTCCTTAATCATATCAAAACCCTTATTTATTGTATCTACAACACTATCTGATGTTTTATTTACTACATATGGTGATTTATCAATAAAACGTGAAGTTCCTGACTGATGTTCTATAGATTTAATATCAGCATTTATAGTATCTATAAGAAGTTTTAATATTTTCTCTTGATTTTCTCCTAAATTATTTGAAGTTTTTGACTGATGTTCTATAGATTTAATATCAGTATTTATAGTATCTATAAGAAGTTTTAATATTTTCTCTTGATTTTCTTCTAAAAAATCAACTCTATTTTCTAAAAAGTCTATTCTTCTGCTAAGACATTTAATAATATTATTATTTAGTTCTGTACCATTAAGATTATTTAAATCAATCTTATTTCCATCTGCATCTTCAATAATACTATGATTTATAAATAAAGGTTTTGGCTTTGAATACAAATAACCCATAAAAATATAACCTCCTTATTTTTTATTAAAACTTAATTTCAAGCATTTTTATTTACTTATCTCAAACATCAAAACCGCAAAGCATTTATTACAAGACACGCATACAGTTTTATCCATTTTCAAATCTCCTTAGGTTTTATTCCTAATACAAAATAATAATAATACTCTAAAGCATAATCTATATATTTTCCAAACCCTCCTAAAGCAAATCTTAAATATCCAAAACTTTTTTCTTTTCCATTTACTATTCTTGTGTCCCAAATTTCTTGTAATTTATTTAAATCTAATTTTACTATAAGAGTTTTATAAAAATATATGTAATAATATTTATTATCTTTATAAGTTTTTTCTCCTCTTTTTATATAAGGTATCATTTGATATATAACACCTAAACCATGATAGCGAACTATATCTTTATTATAAATTACATAGTTCTCTTTATACTGAATATATCTATTTAGATTTTTTTCGTACTCTATATAGTCTTTATATTCAGCAAGAAAAGTATTGAAATTCTTTTTTCCTTTTACATAAAACGCATACCCAAATTTTATACAGCTGTTTAAACTAAATCCATGAGGTTGAGATTTCATTCTTTAAGCTCCTTATTCATTTCTAGGAATTAGCCAAATCTTAATAAACATAAAAAAAGCAGATAGAGTATTTGAAACTATCAAATGACCTAAACAGTAAATTATTAAAAATGTTATATTTAGTATCACTAAGTACATAGATATAAAACTCAAAATTATAACTCTTTTAAAATATGCTGTTATTTTATTTAATTCATTAAGATATTTTTTATCATAACTTTCATGTAATAGATGAAGCATTCTGCTAGGGTATAATATAAGCATAATGATAATATTAAAAATAACAGCAGCTGCTAAAAATATCATTACATCAGTAGTGTTATAATCATAAAAAACAAAAAATTTTATAAACTTCATTTTTCACTCCTCATATTCTACTTTTTTAAATTCTTCTCTCATTATATTTTGGATTTTATTTTTATTTTTCTTAAAAAATGCTATTGTATTTATATAATTATCTATATTGTCTACTATGTATTCAGGTCTATCTACTGTATCATCATAAATCATACTTTTATTTTCATCTTCACTATCAATATCAAAAGACATAGTATTATCTTTCCAACACTCTATTAAGAAAAAATCATTTATCCATATATTTACCAAAAGTGTAGCAATCTCAATACTTACTTCTATATTATTTATTATATTTTTTTTATCTAATGCTTTAATTTTATCTTTTATAATATTCTCATTCATTATTTATTCCTTTTTCACTCCAAGATATTTTTTAATTCTTTTTCTAAAATGTCTTTATTGTTATATAGGGTTTTTATAATCTGTATAAGTTCGCTATCTAAAATAGGTTCTTTGTTTATAAATTGTATATATTCTTCAAGGGAACAATAAGTAGGTACAAATTTATAATCCTTAGAGTAAGATTTTCTATATCTATCAACTTTTTCATTTAATTCGCTGTGAATAGCAATGTGTACTTCACTAAAACCTAAATCTTCAGAATAATTTATATGTATTTTTAATAGAATATTTTTAACATAGATAGAACAATGATAATCTTGAAAATATACATCTATAGCAGTATTTGACATATCAAAATCTTTTAAGACTTCAAGAATCAAATTATTTATTTTAGCTGTAAGTTCTTTCTTTAAATCTTCTACTTTCATTGTTTTAATTCCTTTAACTTTTTTAACCTCTATAAGGCTTGTATTCTTCGCCTGTCTGTAGGCAGTATTCTTTTATTAATTCCTCAAGGCTTCCAACTTCAAAGTCTGTAAATCTTGAAAGATTAATTAATATTTTCTTTAAATAATCCTGAAACTTTTTATGACTCATATTATTAAATGCGATAGAGAGCCTTGTATATTTCATTTCTCTGCCGTTTTTATCTTTAACAGAATAGATTTTGTCTTCATAGTATATTTCAGAGAGAGTATATTCTATTTGCTTATGCATAGCATCATTGTCTTTAATGTTATCCCATTCTTCAGTAAGGAAGTAACGGATAGCAGGCATAAGCATACCAAAGTACCAATTCTGCTGTCTGTTGCTTCTAGCTTTATCTTTACTTATTATTTGAATAACATACTCAAAAGGATTGGCTAATGTTTTAACAAACTCTTTCAGTTTTAAGAAACCATCTTTATTTATTTCAAACTGCTCAACAAGCATACTCCCTCCTTTATTTAAATTACAGATATATAATAGTTTTATAGACCAGTGCTTTTTAATGATGATTTAGTTAATTTATCATAAATATATTGAGCATTTTTATAGTCAATATGTTTGTAAAAATGTAACCTTTCTATCATATTCTTAAACTCTTTTATTTTTATATCTGCTTCTTCCAAAGACCTAGAATCTCTAATTATTTCTTGAATTGCTCTAATAATATTTATTTCAGCATCAAATATTTTTTCTTCTAATTTATTATTGTATTTACTATCAGTCATTATTCACTTCCTTAATACTATCTTTTATAGCCTGTATTATTTCAGATTTATTATTTTTAATAAAATCCAATACATAATTAGCCTTATCAATATTATTAAAATCTAAAGCATTACTTGGGTGAATATTATAAATATCTATATTCTCCATATTAATTTCAGAATAAAAGAATATAATATGAAATAATCTATCAAAACTTATAGTATAAATACTATATCCGTATTTTTTCTCAGCGAAAAAATTTATATTACTATCAAGTTTTTCTAATTTATTTTTCAAAAGCTCTAAATCAAGTTCTTTTTGTATGATATTTTCATCGTACATATCCAAATCTAATATCAAGCCTTTATAATTATTAAAGGCAAAATTACTATAATTTAAAATATAGCCTTCAGGTGCTTGTACTATGAAGTTCCAGCCGTTTTCATAAGTAGCTTCTAACTTTATTAATTTTCTAAAATACTCTTTTAAAAGTTCACAAACTAAATAAGGCGGTATATTTTCTAATTCTTGATCAAGAGTACCTAAATATTTTTCTAATATTAAATTATAAACATCACCTATTTTATCAATATAAACGACTTCCTTATTGTGTACATTAACTTCATCGCATACAGCTCCTTCAAAGATTAAATAATCTTTATCACTTCCGTATATTATTACTATATTATTTTCCTTAGCTGTATTTAATATATCTCTATCAAACTTGATATTTTCCATTTGTTCTATCTTTTCTTTTATTTGTTTAATGATTTCTTTTTTCATTATTAATTTCCTTAATATATCTTTTCTAATATTTTCTCTAACACCTGTATAACTATGCTGTTTCCTGCCTGTCTGTATAACTGCGTATCGCTTAAATGCTTTACTTTCTCAAAATCTTCTTTATTCCAGCCCATTAAAATCCAGCATTCTAAAGGAGTTAATCTTCTAATACCTTTATTTGTTTTTATAAAATTAGATTCAGGATAATCATTCCTAGTTTTTATAGTATAGGCTGTAAAAAAATCTTCTAAATTGAAAGGATTAAATTTTCCTTCAAAAGCTGTTCCTTTCCTTTCTATTGCCTCAAGCTGCTTATCAGTCAAATAATATTTTTTATCAGCATTTTCTTCCAAAATATCTTTAGCATAGAATGACAGTTCTGTTTTTTTAATATTTAAATGCGGATATTTGTCAAGCATAGACACTATAAAAACTCTGTCCCTGTTCTGCGGTATGCCGTATTCTTTGGCATTCATTCTTAATATCTTTGTTTTATATCCTAGTTTGCCAAGAAAATTCACTATTGTATTTAATTCTTTATAAAATCTTTTGCTTAACAGATTAGATACATTTTCAATAATGCTTACAACAGGCTTTTTATGCTTTAATATTTCATAGCCATAAAAAAATAAAACGCTTTTTTCTCCGTTAAATCCTTTCTGATTTCCTATCACTGATAAATCCTGACAAGGAAATCCCCAAGTAAATAAATCAAAATCAGGAAGAGTATTAATATCAATTTTAGTTATATCCCCATAATTAAAACTTTTATCAATATTATGAAGTATGCTGTAACTTTCTGAAGCATATTTGTCTATTTCTGAAAATCCTGTTATTTCAAAATCTATATTCAAATTTTCTAATGCCTTCTCAAAAGCACCTATACCGCTGAACGCACTGAATAATTTAATCATATAAAAAGCTCCTTACTTATTCCTTTCAAAATAGAACACTATATCTTTATGAATATCTTCTTCTTTTATTCTACCGTATTTCAAAGCAAGCCTGTAGGCAGAATTACCTTTAAGCCATTTCACAGTGTTTTTTATAGATTCTCTAAAGCCTTCAACATCTCTGTTTCTTTTATAATGATTACAGCTGAAGCAGGATATTATAAGATTTTCTCTGTCATTAGTACCGCCTACAGCTAAAGGCACTTTATGATCTATAGTAGCTTTTTTATAATCTAGTTCGCATCCGCAATAACCACATTTCCCATTCATTTCTTCATATAATTCTTTTTTATATTTTAAATAACTGTTATCTCTTTTATTAAATCTTTTATATGACATTTTACACCTCCAATGCTAATTTAGGATTTTCATAAACTATTACTATATTAAATGTTTCGCCGATTTTAGCCTGATAATATTCTTTTTTATTTCCGTACTGTCCGTAGGCATTACGAATTGTACAGAAAGGAATATTTTTATTGCCTAAGAAAATAAGCTGAATATATTTTCCTTTCTTTAATTCATAATAAGAGCCGTCATTAGCTTTTGTGTCATATTCAAGTAAATCTTTATTAGTATTCTCATCAATATTTATATCCTCAACAGCAATTAATTTAGCAGTTGTTTGTCCCCAAAGTTTAGGGTAATTTTTACTGAACTTTATTTCATTTTTAGTCATAGCAAAACGGCACTCCTTACAATAAAATTTATTTCTATACATAGCAGTATTATTTTTATTCAAAATCTTTCCGCATTTCTTACAGCATAAAAATATTCCAGAATTATTATTCAATGATTTTTTTAATTCTTCCATACTACCCCCCAATTTTTTATTCAACATAATTATGGATTATATTAAATATTGTTTCTTTATGTTTATTAAAAAAACAATCTAATTCTAAATCAATATCCCTGCCATTTCTCAATATTGAAATACTAACTTCTTTTTTATCATAATCTAAAACTAACGCATTATTATTTTTATATAATTCAATACGAAGCAAGTTATCAATACAAAGTTTTACATCATCAATTTTGTCTAATGCTTTTATTTTATTCTCTATATCTTTTATTTTTCAGTAGTTAGATTTTCTTTTAAATATTGTTCATAAGCAGGATTACAAAAATAAGTATCATGATATGCTACATATAATCTTCTGCTAGGTGCTTTTTTTCCCATTTTTTAAGCTCCTCTTTATTTACTATAGCTTTAACAGAATATTTATTTCCTGATTCATCTTTATAAACTATAGTTTCTATTGAATATTTTGGATTATCTTTCAATACTAATAAACAATCTTCCCATATTTTTTAATCCCTAATTTTTTTATCAATTTTTACTATTTCTTTTTCCTGTATACAGCTTTCAATAGCTATAAATCTATTTAGAAACTTTTTATTTCTCATTTTTTTACATTTTTTATTAAAATATCCGCAAAATCCATCTTTTGCTAAATATGCACAATCACAATGACATAATAATATTTGATATACTTCATAATTTTTATTTGGCATTTAATTCTCCTATAAATATTTTTTGATATTCTCTTTAAGAAATAATTCAATATTGTATTCTTTACAAAACTTGATTATATTTTCTATCCATTCTTTTTTAGGAATAATTTTTTCTTTTCTGTTTCCTGTTTCTGCCCCAAGAATTATTTTTTTGACACCTTTCATTTTTTCTTCAAAGACTTCTTTTTGATATTTTATCATTGTTTTAGTCTGAGTAATTGGCTCTTTACAATAGAAATCAAATAAATCTATAGGTTCTAAAATAGGTTCAATATTAATTATTTTAAATCCAACTCCGCCCATACTTCGTACATAATTCATATAATCTTCCTGTGTAGTTATAGTTATTCCTACGAATACATTGAAATTATTAAATGTTTTAAAATTAGTATTAGGGTATGGTCGCCTTGAAACATTTTGTAAAGCATTAAGTTTTTTAGTAAGAAAATAATATTCATTGCTAGGATTTGCTTTCATATAAAATACTACTGTGTCAATAGTATAGTCGTCCCAATAAGCTATATCAGACATTGAGTTCATAAATATTTTCTTATTCTTTATTTTATTAATTTGCTCAAGCCTTTCCAAAAATGTTTTAGGTTTAGAAAAATCTTCAACAAAATGAAACCTATCATTTATTTTTTTAGCATAGCAATAAGAACAGCCTCTAGGACAGCCAACAACAGAATTGATTGTAATATCGCACCATTCAATATTTTTCATTTTTTAGCCTCTCTTAAGTGTTCTAATTCTTTATCCAAATAATCAATAAAAGAATTCATAAAAAATATTAGACATTCTTCAATATTTTGAGTATCTATTATTTTTTTAGACAATATAAATTTGTCTTTTAATATTAATTCCACTTGCTTTTTATATGTTTCAAGAGTTTCTAATATTATTGGACATTTATGTTCATTATGAGTACTACAGTATTTTATTATTTCTAAATACAATGCTTTAAGACGATATAACGCTTCTTTTCTATCTGCCTTATATCCCAACTGAAATGTAACAATACAATGTTCCATATATGAATTAATAACATAGTCTATACAGCTTTTATCATCGATTATATTTATACTCATTTATTTTTCCTTTTATTCTTCTTTACTCTTTTATACTTCTTACTATTTATATATTTTTCTCCGAAGCTCCGAACATCGTAACTTTTATCATTCTTATAGAAACTATCTATACATTTGCTAAAATTATTGTCATAGCCAATAAAATTAAATATACCTGCTAATGTTCTTCCTACATTTTTCATTATGCTATTCTCCTAAATCTTCTAATATTAGGAAGCCTGAAATAATTAACTTTTCTTGTATGCTTCTTAATATTTTTTATTCCATACAAAATAGGCTTATCTTCCAAATACCTTTCTATTTTATAAACAGCATCATAATATCCGTAAGCAACACTCACGGCATAACTCTGCTTTGCTTTATTTCTAAGCCATTCTTTTTGTACATCAGATAATCTGCCTTTCGCTGTTTTTAATTCTAAAAGCAATATTTCATGTTTTTTAGTCTTGGCATAAATAATTAAATCACTATGTCCTGCCTTTATACCCTGACTTTTCATAAACTTAGAAAGTCCGCTGCTAGCTTTAATTCCGCTCATAGAAGGGTGATAGTCAATATTTTGTTCATTAAGATACTCTATAATCATATTCTGTATTTGACTTTCTCTAAAAGGATCTTTATCTCTTTTTTCAACTTCAATTAATTGTCTTATTCGCTTGTATTTTTTTATTCTATCTGCCTCATCAATTTTTCTAAAAATTATCATTATTTAACTTCTCCATTAACTTCATATCTTGTATTAAGAATATGATTAGTATCTTCTATATCCATAGCACATTCACTGCATACTGACACTAATGTTATTAAACTTCCTATCTTGTAAGCGGATTCTTTTATAGCTTTATTTTTATTACAAACTTCACATTTCATATTCAAGCCTCATTATGAAAATTTTCTAAATATATAGAAAACAATACTCCGTAGCCTGCTATATCCAAAATAGTTTCTTCCAGCTTTTCTTCTGCCTGTATCTGCTTTTCATCTTTATCTTTCAAATTAGCAATTCTATTAATCTTATCAGCAATCCTCACCAAGCCTGTATTAATTCCAAACTCATCAAGCGTTTTATCAAAACTATTTCCATAATCAGCATTTTTCTTTATAAGCAGTTTTTCCAATTCCTCATATTTATTTTTTATATCTCCGTAACCAAGACATTTATATTGTTTTAATACAGCAGTATTGACAGAAGAATGTATTAAACTATATAGATGATTTTTTACTTTGTAATTTCCGTTTAATACCTTATGTTTTAATTTATTAAAATGAAGAAACATATTATTAATACTGTCTTTAATATCTGTATCATACTGTCCCTTACATTTCAAAGAATCTATTTTTTTAGTTATAAGTTCTTCTTTATTCATATACAGCCTCCTCTAACTCCTCTAAACACTCATTACAAGGTTTAAAGTCATGCGGTGAATCATGTGATAAATCTTTATTGAAATATTCACAATGAGCATTTTCCATATCATGTTCATTAAAATGTTCGCAGTTTTCATGACAATAAATTTTTTTTTCGCCCCAAAATAGTATTACATTATAATTAGCATTCAATTCTTCCATTATTAAACCTCCTAAAAACCTATCATAATTTTATCCATTGTTACTTTACCATCTATATACAACTGAAAAGGAAGCACTACATTTTTTAATTTTTTATCAATATTCTTTATCCTGCTTGCTATTTTTTTATAATATCTTTTACTTCTTATACCTGTTTTGAAGTCAGGCAATAAATGTAAAACCACATCTGAATCAGGATATTTAGCTATATAATGATTTTTTATTTCATCATCAAACTTGGCTAGTTTACTCTTTAATCCAAGCAAATAATCATATTTTATTAGTTTTTCTCTTTTCAATACAATATTTTTATATCTTTTATTTTCTCTAATCTTTTTCATTTTTTACTCCTTATCTCAAGCATCAAACTTCATTTCGCCGAACTCTTTAAAATCATCAATTTTGATATTTTCAAAGAAGTTTTCATTTATATTAGTAGTAGAATATTTATGAATCATCTTCCCTTCTAAAAATGAGCTTAAAGAAACAATAGGTATTCCTAAAGATACGCATATCATTTTCTCTAATATAGCACCTTTTGAGTTATAGCTTTCATTTTCTATGTCTATTAAACAATCAGAGTCTACAAGTATTTTTATGTCATTCTTTAGATAATCTTCCCATCTTCCTGTTTTATTAAGATTATCATATTCAAAAGGCACTATAATTTCGCATTCTATATTTCTGCTTTTCATAAAATCAAGAACTTTATCTCTTGCCTCATAAAACTCTTGTTCATAGTTTTCTCTTCCGGTTATAGCACCGCTTAAATATATTTTTACTTTTTCCATTATCTTGCCTCCATTGTTATTAAACTTTTTATGTCTTTACCTCTCCAAGAACCGTAAAAATCTCTGAAAGCATCACAGTCTAAATCCTCAAGTTTTATATCGCCTGCTTTCATATATTGACTATCTGCTTTTATTTCAGCATCTCTATCTTTTTCATTTACTTTTTTATTTTGTAAAATAAGTATGCCGTATTTATTTAGATTAGTATTCATTGAACGCCCCCCAAATTATTTTTTATTGATTTTTTAGCTGTCTATAGCACTTAGCATGATAAGCTCCGGTAAAATCCAATGGCTTTTGTATGATATAATCACCTTGTTTGAAATTTTTACCGCAGTATTTACAAGGCATATTATGAAGTCTTTTATTAGAATCATATAAATATATATTTTCATTTTGAAATTCTTCATATAGTTGTTCTAATGTTTCCATAATTAAAATAAACTCCATTGAATATTTTTATTAATGCTTAAAACTATGCTTGTTATATTAGTTATTTTGCATTTTCTTTTTCCTGCCTCAATCAATACTCCTTCTTTTTTTAATTCATTTATCCTAGCTGATATTGTAGAAGCCTCCATTTTTAGATGATTAGCAATTTCTCTGCATGTGGAAGGTTCTTTCAATTCTCTTATAGCTCTTAATATTTGTCTGTATAGATTAGCTTTCATATCTTTTACTACAGTGTTATAGCAGTCTTTAGAAGTTTTTCTTACTTTCTTTTTATCAGACATTATACCTCCTCAAACCACAACAACTTCATCTTTACCATTTATCTTTATTCTTTGTATAACTCTTTTACCTATTGCTCTTTTCTCTGCCGCTTCTTTTTCCATATCTTCAAGAGTTTTCCTCCACTTATCCGGATCAATATAATTATTATCTGATATTCTGTATGGCTGTTTTTCTTTTGTTTCACTTTCTTTTAATATGCTTTCTATAGTAATAGGCTCTAAATTATTTGATTTTCTCATATTGTTAATTTTATCAATATGGGGTAAAAGATAATATTTTAATGCCTCATCTGTATTTTTATTTTCAAAAATAGCAGGAGGTACGAAAGTATTATATTTTGTGCCGATTGTAATTCCGCATTCTACTTTTAAATCTTCAAGCCAATAAGCATAATAAGAATTAGTTTCACTGCGTTGGAAATAACTTAAATAAGAAAACTCATTTTCGCTTTTTTTCATTTTCTTTTCTATAAGCTGTACTATCAATATTGTAGCTTCAAAAAGTTTTTCTTTATTTTCTTTTTTATCACAGTAAAGTCTTAATCTGTCATAAAATAAAGGTTCATAATTTTTGAAATAATCCGAAACTTTAATAGGATCATCATTTTTACCTAAACTGTAATTTGAAAGCATAGCATATACTTTAAGAACATATATATGAGTAAGCATTTCATAATTATTTATAGATAAAACATGAGCTTTTAATTTTTTATACCAAATATTTTTATGTTCTCCATAATCAAAATTTGATAATTTATTTGGATTGTCATTTCTTCCCATTTATGCCTCCTAATACTTAAAATTATCAAATGTAGGATTTGGATAATGCTCTGTGCCTTCAGTAGATATGCCGTCTTTTTCTGCCAAACGCATATCTGATAAACGCATCATCACTCCATCATAGTAATTCGCAGCCCTAAGATAAACATTTTCCTGACAGCCTTTGTTTTGAGCGATATATTCCAAAGTTTCAAATATCGCTACTCCCGCATTGACTTTGCGGTTCTTAAAAGCACTCTCAAGCCAAGCAAGTTTATCAGAGCCTATATCTTTTTTGGGTAAAGTCTGAATAAGGTCGTTTACAGGTCTGCCGGTTAGAAGCGTATACCAGTGAATATAAGCAGCCTTAAAACTATCCCAAGTCCAAGAAGAATAATTTAGAAGTCCATAAGGTGTCGTAAAATCACAAACTTTTTTCACGCATGCAGTATTTGTTAAATTATTTGTTGATATATCTGATGCAGAATCTGTTAAATTATCTGCATGTGATTTCTGAAAATTACCGCTTCCATTTTGGGATTTTTTATCTTCCATTTCTGAAATTTCCGAAATGGATTTCTGAAAATCACTATCTCCATTTTCTAAATTTCCGTCTTGCTTTTCTGATTTTTCAAAGCCGCTTTCATCTTTTTTATCTTCTTCTTTATCCTTTTCTTCATCTTCAGGCTTATCTTCTTTTTTATAAGGGTTTGGTATAGCAGCTAAATCTTCAGGCTCTTTACAAAAAGCATACCAGCTAGTTCTGTCATAACTATTATAATTATAAACAGCCTTTACTAATACTTTATTATCTATCAATTTTTTTATAGAATACTCTATTTGATTTTTAGTCATATACGGAAATAAATTGCATAATGCTTTTATTGATGAATATGTCCAAAATCTGCCGTCTTTGTAATTTTTACCATTAGCTTTATTTTTCTTTATCCAAAAAAGAAAATGATTATAAAGAACTGCTTCAAACATTCCATATTCTTTTGCTATATCTATATTAAATGAATGTTCCATCAGCAAACCTCTACTTTGATACCTGTTTTATCCGAGAAGTTTTTTACTGCTTTTTTTAATTCTCCTTGCAATTCTTTAACTTCTTTTTTTTCTTCTTCAGTTTGATTTTCTTCGCTGTTATCAAATAGAGTAGGTTCATTATTTAGGATATGATATTTGTTTGAAAAGTTTTTATCTTTTACGATTTTTGCCTTTTTCATAAATACAACATTTCCATTTTTTTTATCAACACAATAGTCATCAATAACTACCCAATAGCCCACAGGTACATTGCTGTATTTTATTCTTGCCCCTTCTTTTTTAGTTGCTGCCTGATATTCTCCTGTCTTCACAAAAAGACTTCTGTCATCTGGCTGATTATGTATCATAAAAGCTAATTTTAAATCTATAGCTTTTTGAATATCCTCATTGATTATGCCTTCCCACTTAAAAGCAATTTTTTCACTTTGTCTTTGAAGTATTTTATCCATTGTCTACCCACCAATGATTAATTTATATTTTATTCTTCATTTCTATGTCTTTATCAAAAAACACAATGCTAGTTTTTAAATAATCTTCTGAAGTTACAATATCATAGTCATATTCACCTTTTTCCATAACATACACAGTCGATTTGCCTGTACTTTTGCTTTTAGCTTTTCCAATAACTACAATACTGTCTTTATCCTTTATTTCTTCTAACTTTTTTATAAACTCTCTTACTGTTAATGCCATATTTACTCCTTCAAATAAATATTTTTTTAATACGCAGGGAGATTATTTTCTAACCTCCCTTACTTTTATGGAGATTAAAAACTCAAAATGTCTAATCATCAAATGGAGTAGGTATATCGCCGAAAAACTTACTCATATCAGAATCTTTATTATCACTTTCATATACCAAAGGAAGCTCATTGATTTTACAATTTTGCTTTTTAGCTCTATAAATATTTATTAAGTTTCTTTTCACTATTTTATCTTTTACCATTGGTATTATTCTTTCTAATTCTTCTATACTTAAATCTTCAGGGTCTTTACCTCTCAAAAGTTTTGTTAATTCTTCTTCTCTCATATATGATTCTCTTTAATAAAATTTCATTATTAGAATGGCACTTCATCATCATCTTCTTCTCCTAAATAACCGTCAGGATAGCCTCTTATAGGCTGTGATAAATCATCAGGATTTACTTCAGGTCTTAAAGCTATTTTTCTTGCCAAATTGTCAGGTAAATAACCAAGACAATTTTCATTTTGTATTGGAGTTTCAGTTTTAGGAAGTTGTAATATTTTTGTTATAGTAATATAGCTCTTATCTTTTCCTACATTCTCAAATAGCAAAATACAATCAAGTCCCTGTAAACTTTCCATTTCAAAAGGCACTTCTTCTATTTGTCCTGTTTCTTCATTTTTCTTTTTTGTCATCAATATGATATTACCTTGAGAATCAACTTTTTCTCCAAATATTTTGCCTCTACATCCTTCAAGCATTTTTCTTAAAATAGACTCAGGACTTGCCGATAATGTAAACTCTTTTGGGAATATCATATTTCTGCCTATGTATTTTTCTTCCCCTCTAGTTACTTTTTGATTAATTTCAAAAATCAAAAATACTCTTCTTGTCCATTTTTCTATACCGTTATAAACTGCTTTATCATATCTTCCGTCTACAACTGATAAACATTTTGCTTTTACATATCCTGTTTTAGGCTGTTCATAAGATGCTTTGCTCTTTACTTGCATATTATTCTCCTCATCATTTTTAATATAAAGCTCTTACTTTTTTCAGCTTTAATTCAGGGTTTGCTTCTTTTATTTTTAATTCGCATTCTCTATGAACTGCATAAGCTCCCACTGTGTTATTTACACTTATGCTTAATATTCTGCAGCTGCCTTCTACCTTTTCCCCACAAACCGGACATACCAAGCAATTACGATGCCTAAAAAAATTTCTTATTATTTCTTTAATAGTTTTTATCATTGGATACCCCCATAATATTGTTTTATGCTTTTACAGCAATTTTAGAATCTCTTATGTATTCAAGTATTGGCTTATATATTTTTTGTTCAGCTTCATTCAAACAGTCAATAAATGCTACGCTGTCAAGTATTCCGTTTTTTTCAAAAATACTTACATTATCATTTACTTTTAATCCCTGTTCTTTCCATATCTGAACCATTTCTGAAGTCTTTGCTTCAAGTCCTTCATCAAGTTCCATTTCTGCTATCATTATTGACCATTCTATTGCTTTTCTATGCTCCATAGCCATAAAAATCACCCCCTAATATTTAATGATTAAATATTTGCCTCTTTTAGATATTTTGATAATTGGAAAAATACTGTTTCCTTTACGAACCATAATATTTGAAGCTCCGCTTGCTAATTTCTTTTTCAAATCAGCTGCTTTAATATTTCGCCCCTTATGATTACAATTCTCCAAAATATCAAAATACAAATCACCCCAGCTTTTTACTAATTCAACATTATTACAGTCCTTAATTTTTATTATTAAGTCATCATCATATTGTTTTATTTGCTCTTTGATTTCTTCTGTTTTCATTTATCCGCCTATAGAAAATAAATCTTACATATCTTTTTATTTCCGCTTTTTTATGAACCATATATCTTTTCTTTCTCTTTTTGTTTTTTATGATAGTTTTCTATATCCCCCCTAACTTTCCAAGCACAGTCTTCACATAAATCATATGTAGGAAACCCTTCAAGATAGTCAAAAACTAATTCAACTATATTTTCTTCAACTTCATCAACATTTTTTTTACACATATCACATTTCATTTCTTACTCCTCATTATTTTTAAATAAAGGAACTATTACTCCAATATTTTCTGTTTCGCTTTTATTTATTCCTCCAAAATCTACCAATACGATTGTACCGTCTTCTCCTTTAGCTCGTATTAATATTTGAGCATCATCTTCAAACTTGTTTAATTCTTCTTTTAAGTCTTTTGCTAACAT